GGACCCGAACCATTCGGCATCCTATAATATATATAATACTTTTTTTTTAAATTTAAACGGTTGTGTTAAACTTTTTTTTATACTCTTTTTCGAATTTTTCTTCTCGTATCCAAGCTTCTTGATTGTACCACAATCTCTTAAAATAACTGTTATAGCAGTCTAAAGCAGTCTTTTCGTTACAATCAAGATGACCTTTAACTAAGTAAAAAATTCTGTAAGCCTCTTTAATTTTTACTTGTACCATTTCCTATGTTGTATTTAGGACACAACTCCCATTGATCTTTATCTTTAAAAGATATTATTTTTATCTGTCTAAGAGGAGCTACTGGCTGTAGTTTATCTTTATTTTCTACAGTTAGTAATCCCCAATCACTCATAAGAGTTGCAATAGTATTTCTGCGTCCAACATCATTTTCTTCTAAGTTGGATTTCTTACCGTCAAGTAAGAAAAGCTCTTTAAAATGTACGATAAAATATCGACCTTGTTTATGTAATATGTGACATGACTGATAAAGCTTATTGTCTTTACGCGATGCCACTCCTATTCTGGTAAGTGTTTCTCTAATTTTTAGGAAATCGTCTGGCTCGTTTAATGTAACCTCCAGCATATTGCTTGGAGACCATTCAACTATGTTATTTTCTTCCACCTTTAGCCACCTTATTTTTTAATTCATTCATTTGTTCAGTGGATAGGAGAGCTAAAACTTGGCGGGCTTTTTCATTACTATACCCATAATACTTTTTAACTACATCCAAATCACTTATTTGTTCTGGTTTGAACCATTTAGAAAACCTTTTACGTCTTCTAATTATATTTATAAAAAAATCGAATTGGAGGCGATTATCTATATGATGATTCTTATTCATTTCATTGGCAGCTAAAACTGTATCAGGGAAATAAGATAGTTGTCTATTAATCATATATGGAGCATAAGCTTTTTCAGTTATGTCATCAACCATAATATTCTTCTTAGTGTAATTTATTGCGTTAGCAAATTCAAATGGATTCATTTAGTAAATCCTTGTTGATATATTAATTGAAATTCTTCTGTTACTGGAACTATCGTCTTATCCCACCACGTTATAAATGCTTGATAATTATTATCAAAATAAGTTTCTTTAATAAAATTTTCTATTTCTCTACAATCAAAGGCAATAGATGGAGTTATTATACTGTGTGCCGATAATAACTCACACATTGCAAGTTGATTGACAAATTGATTTAACATTTCAGCTTCTACCATTATATTTCCTTTGCTATTTTTTCAGCCAGCGCCATTCCCATAGTCCAACCTAAATGTCCTGCGCCACTATTAACCCATATTCCGTTTACTCTGCCAGTAACTGGTAACATGTTTGGCGTCATAGGTCTTAAACATGCCCACATATCTGGTCTTGTATCTTCTACAAAAGTGTTATTTCTTACCCATTTTCTTAACGGCTTAATCCTATCAAATCTTACCGAGTCGTCCCAACCTGCTAGTTCTGCCGTACCAGCTACTCTAAATTTATTATTTGTAAACGGAGAAGCTACAATCTTGACATCATCATCAAGTATTGAAGTTGTTGGCATCTTTTCGTCGTCTTCATAATACGTAACAGAATAACCTTTTATTGGATATATATTAAGTTTTGGTAATAAAAATGAAGTATAAGCTCCAGCACATACTACTACTTCATCGTATTCTTTTCGTAAAGCAGTTAAACTTTTTGCGTAATCTCTTCTTGCAGAGTACTGTACTTCATCTTCAGTTCTTACAATCTTATTTGGTGCTATTTTAAAGTCCCAGTTATGTTTAAGATATTCTACTGTTTGTCTACAGAATTCATGAATATCTCCAACTGAATCGCCTTTAGTAAAAGTAGCACCAACAATTGATTTTGTTTTTATATTGTACTTTAATAAGTTACCTTTTCTAACGACTCGTCCCCAGCCAGTATCTTTAAATCTTTCGAGAGTCTTTTGAGCTTTATACCAAGACTTTTGATTTTTATATATGTGCAGTATTCCACAATCTTGTTGGTGAAAGTTCATACCAAGATCTCTTACAAATCTTTTAAACAATTTTCGAGAACGTAGACTCCACTGTATAGTCTTACGAGTATTATAGTCATATGAATTTGTTATCGTTGCGCCTAAGAATCCAGCAATCCATCTTACTTTTTCCCATGACCAAATGTCAGGTCTGAAAGCAAGAGGCGCGTCTTTTTGTGATAACCACTTAATACCTTTTAGTACGTTATCATATGTGTTCCACACTTCAGCATTACACACAGAAATTTGACCGCCATTAGCGTAACTGCATTTCCATGCCACGCCTTCAGGGTCAAACATCTGTATCTTATAATCTTTTTTAGCTAAGAAATACGCGGTTGTTACACCAGCAATACCAGCTCCAATTATAGCTACGCGCTTTTTAGAGCTCCCCAATTTTCGACTCCGCCAATATAATTTTCATAATCTAATTCATCTATGATGTTTTGCTTTGTTAACTCGTTCGTTGGAAACTTATTTAAGTGTGTTTTTCCATGATATAATTGAGGTACTGTTCTATGTCCATTTTCTTTTAAGAAATCTTTTGCAAATAAATCATAACTTATGTTTATTTCGTGCCATTTAAAATCCCATGCCGCAAGCTTCTTTTTCAGCTCGTGACAATAATTACAGTCTTCTTGTGTATATAAAGTTAAACTAATTGAATTGTACATCTGACATTACCTCCGTTAAACATGCCACCACGTTAAGTTCGTGGTCAGCTACAAATGCATTTTTGTATTGATAATCAGCAAGAATTAACACCAATTGTGGAATAGATTGAGGCGCAACCTTATCGTTCATCTTATCGTACAATGCTCTAAAAATTGCGCTTGCATCTGTATCTATATTGTTTACAACCCAATTTCGCATCTTTTTAAAATCTTTATTTTTCAAATGAGAGAAAAGTGTGTCGTAATTTTTATCGCCTATATTTTCTAGGATTCCACTATCGATAGTTCCATTGATTGAATATCTTTGTAACTCGTTAAGTACTCTACGCCAATCTGGCGCGAATTTCATAATAAGATTTGCTAGTGCAACGTTATCGCATTTAACATTTTCTTTTTCTAAGATTGTTTTGGTGTGCTCCATAAAGGTAGTACAGAGTTGAGCCATATCTTTTCTACTAGTATTAAACTCATATACACCACATCGAGAATGTAATGGTTCGATGATTCTATTTTTAAAGTTACAAGTTAGTATGAATCTGCAGTTGTTTGCAAATTCTTCAATAAATCCACGAAGAGCTGGCTGCGTGGACTGCGGATTTAAATAATCCGCTTCATCTAGTATTACTACCTTATAGTTAGCTTGTAACGAAACTGAAGAAGCAAATTGCTTAATTTTATTTCTTAACGTATCAATGTTACCTTCCTCAGAACCATTGATTAAAATAAAGTCGCAGCCAAGCTCTCTGCAGAGAGCTCTGGCTACTGTTGTCTTACCAAGGCCTGCCGTACCAGTAAACAACATATTAGGTAGTTCACCACTTTCGACAGTTTTAAGGAAGGTGTCTTTTAGTTGCTTTGGCAAGACAATATCATTAATCGTCTTTGGTCTATATTTTTCGACCCATAGGAACTGATCAGACATTACTTCTTTTCCGTTGGCTTTTGCTCACTCTTATCTTTCATAGCATCTTCTTGCTGAAGTTGCTCGCATATTTGAATGATTTGAATACATTGGTCTCTAAGACCGCCGATGGTAGAAAGTTCTTCACCTTTAAAACCACCTCTTTGAGTAACCGCGTCTATGACTGCGACTACGCTTCTACTTGCCTTATTTGAAAGGTCTTTTAATTGATCTAATTGGTCTGACATATTAAGCTCCGTAAGTTGACGATTTTTCAAGCGCAATCCAATAAGTAACACCTAGTCCCTTATGTTTAAATTGCGTAATTAATTTAGATGATATTTCAACATCATAATCACCTGCAAGTATTTTGATATTTGAAATATTTAGGATGAAATTAAAAACAGCGTCTTGTTTAAACTCGCCATCTATATCGATAGAAAACGCATTAGAAGTTGAGTTTTGATTCTCAACCACTGATAAACTTAACACACCATTTTCAGCCTTTATTGATACTTCGTTATGACCTAAAGTTGAGGCAGCTTTTTTAAGCTTATTTAAAGTATCGTTATCGAGTACAAATTTAACATCTGGTTCTGGCATAGTAACATCTTTACTAGGAGAAGTTAAAGTTTCTTCAGCCGCATAAAAATATTTTACTTTTGATCTACCAGATGAATCTGAAACAATAACAAAATCATCTTCAAATTTTAAGCTTGGAGCATCAACTAATCCCATAACTCCAATAAATTCATTTAAATCATAAACGCCAAAGTCTTTTGGAAATTCTTCGGCAACATCAGCTGTAGCTACTACGTTTCTAGCTTCACTGATAGTCTTAAGAGTAGTTCCCTGTTTAATCAATATATTTTGATTAATACCAGAGAAGTTCCTAAGAACGTTTAAAGTGTTTTCACTTAGTTCCATAATAAACCTTCCTTTTTTATTTTATAGTATATTTTATCATATTTTTGTGAGTTTGTAAACAATTATATTTTAATCTTAGAGAAATTTCTATCTTTTACAAATTCTATTTTTGTTTCGAATTTGCCATCAAGTATATCTCCCTTATGAGATATTATAAACGTATTGGTATCATTATCTAACGTATGTAAAATCTTTAATAGATTTTCTATGCCATCGTGGTCTAATGATGAATCAAACGTTTCGTCCAGTATCAATAAGTTAGTTGATACTGAATTCTTCATCTTTGCTATTTGCCGCCATGTAAATAATAAAGATAAATCTATTCTTTGTTTTTCACCTTCGCTAAAAGATTCATAAACAAAATCGTCTCTGTGTCTTGATCTGATCGTTTCATTAAAATTTTCATCTAAATCAAAATGTACGAAAAAATCTAAAACTTGTAAATATTGGTTAACAAGTTTATTAATTACTGGTAGATACTGTTTTATAATCTTAGTCTTGATACCAGTGTCTCTTAACATTTCTGATATAACACCGTTGTAATTAAATTGCTCGTTAACTTTTAATTTTTCTTCAAATAGTTCTTCTTTTTCAGAACTTAAATCTTGTAATTCTTTTCTCGCTTGTTCTAAATCTGTAGTAACTTCTTCATCTAAATATTTTTTTAAATCAGCGTTACTTTGATTGAGTGATGTAATTTCTCTGTTATTAGCGTTAATAGAATTAGTTTTTTCTCTGACATGATTCATTAATTGTTCTAGATCATTAATACTATCTTGTAACCGCTTTTCTTTATCATTAATAGAATCCAAAGTATTTTTTAACTCATAAGCTTCATTTCTAGTATCAGTTATAAGCTTATCTTTATTTGCTATATTTTGTTCGCATGTAGGACAGGTGTCATTTTTTTCTAAAAACATTCCTCTCTTAGCAACTGTTTTCATTTGTTGTTTTACTTCTGCCGTTTGCGATATTATATTGTTCTTTTGTTTTTGCAGTTCTTTATATTCATTATCACTGTCATTATCTTCTAATTCTTTAGATAGTTCGCTATTTTCATTTTGTAATTTTAATATCTTTTCTTCAGCTGTTTTTATTTGCTTATGATATTTCTTTTTATTTTCTTCTGTTAAAGCTGCAATATCTCTTATATATTTTTCTTGTTGTTCTATTTTACTCTTGATTATATCAGTAGTACTAGTTATCTTTTGTATCTTATCTCTTAATATTGAATTTTTCTCTTTGAGAATAATATTCATTTTAGAGAATATATTAATGTCCAGAAGGTCCTCGATAACATCCCTACGATGTCCAGCATTGAGTTGCATAAAGGGTATGAAGGAAGAAGAACCTAATACAACAACCTGATGGAAACTCTTATGGTTGAGTTTCAGGATATTTTGTTCGAGTATCTTCTGGTATTCATTAGCGTGAGACGATTGATTAATCATCACACCATCTTTCCATATTTCAAATATGGTCGGTTTTATACCTCTAATTATTTTAAAATTAGATGAGCCTATAGTAAACTGTACTTCAACCACAGTTTGCTTTTGGTTTATCGAGTTAACCAGTTGGCTCTTCATAATCTTACGATGCGGTTTACCAAACAATGCAAATGACATGGCGTCAAGCATTGTTGATTTACCAGCACCGTTTTGGCCAACTACTAATGTAGACTTATGGCTATTGAGAGGTATTTCAGTAAAGGAATTTCCGGACGATAGGAAGTTTTTATAACGAATAATTTTAAATAATATCATGCTATTTCTAGTGCTTGCGCCTCTGTCATTAGTTCTCGCATTTGGACTTTAATTTTATCTTTGTCCAAGTCAGTATCCACTGCATCTATATAGGTATCTACTATCTTAGCAGTATCTTCAAATTTCATGTCTTCATCATTAACATTGGCACCAATAAATTCATTAAAGTTTTCTGCAATCTTTAATTCATATATGTCTTGATTCTGTATGTTATCGATAAATCTATCAAACGTAAAAGGGTCTTTTTTATTAACCACTACCACTTTTACAAACTTTTTTGAAAAATCTTTATTATAAGTATTATAATCTATTTCTTCGTCATTGTAAAGGACTTTTTCAAATAAAGTGTTAGGATTAAGTATTCTTTCTATTTGTCTTGTTTCAGTATCAAGTACATGAAAATATTTTGGATCGTGAGCGTCAGACCAAAAGAATTCCATTTGACTTCCAAGATACCATATATTGTCTTTTTTAGAGCCGCAATGATAATGACCGGTTAAAACCATTTCAAATCTTTTAAATAATCCTGGGTCCATACCATGAGTGTTGGTTAAACCTCTCATCATTTCAAATCCATTTAGCTCGAGATGAGCGCCTATCCAATCAGCTTTACAGTCTCGTATAAAGTTCATGCATTGTTCTTGATTATCGCTACATATCCATGGAACTAATCCTATATCTAAAGAACCATACGACATGACTTTAGGTTCCATTATAATATTAACTTCATTCATATAATGACCTAGACATTCTTTTAGTGAATTAAGCTCATTAGTATTTTTATAGTAAGTATCGTGGTTCCCAGGAATAATATCCATTGTCATTCCACGTTTTCTTAATTCATCTAAAAATGTTCTACGATTATGATTTAGTGCCTTAAAGTTTACAAACTTTCGATGGTCGTAGTAATCGCCAAGATGCAGTATTTGTTTTATGTTTCTCTTTTCACATTCCGGAAAAAATATCTTTGAGAAGAAAGTTTCTGCATTATCCAGAAATATTTCTGATGAGTTTCGTATACCATTGTGCGTATCATTTAATATAGCTATCTTCACTGCATAAACTCACTTAAATCAGAATCAGCTATTTTAGTTCTTCTACGTTTTTTCTTTTCTGTTTTAGCAAATTCTTTTATTTCAGCGTCTCCCATCCTTACCCTTTCAATTCTGTCTTTTAAAGTATCAACAAAATGAGCTGCAACTTGTTCTCCGACACCACCAGCATCTAAGTCAGTATCAACAAAGCTTTCTATTCCTGATTTAGTCAAATACTTAAGTTTTATTTCTTGTTGTTTCTTTTCTTTTGTTATTCTTCTTAAAAAAGCGTACCAAGTTATTTGTGTAAAATACGCAAATGCATTTGGTCGACCAGTTCTAGTTGCAGCTTCTAAATTATAGTTACCTATCGCCTTAAGGCAATTTTCTACTGCATCCATAACCATCTCTTCTCGATAAGTATATCTTATGAAGTTTGCTTTATGTGATAGTCCTTCAGCAATTCTTAAAAAACAAGTTGCTATATAGTCAGGAACTGTTGGAATCTTATCGTCTGTTTTTCTAGCAGTTTCTACTTTTTCGACGTATTCGACAACTGCATTAGAAAAATCGGCGTTATTAACATAATGTATGCTCTTTTTACGTGCCATTTTTTAACCTTTCATAATATATTATACAATACTTTTAGGCAAAAGTAAATGATTATTTTTCTCTCTTATTTGTGAAAAAACTTGTTTACAAACTTAAAAAAATGGTATATAATAAAAGAGTAGGTTGAGAGGGAAGGAGTATACCGTTAATGATAAGTCTTATTTCGAGGTCTAAACTTTATTACGTTTCCTTTATCAGAGTCTTGTGGATAATTATCTTCGGCCATAGCTCCATACTTTTCTTCTAAAAATATGTCCATTTCGTCATCTGACATTCTCGCTATGGCATGTTGTATTTCATCTAAGTTTGCATATTTTTTCTTGGTTTTAGTATTTTTTGCGTTTTTTAAATCATAAGTAAGAGCTCTTACGCACGCTTTGTAGTGTTTTAAAATATCTGGAGATGGATTTGTGGTGACAATAATATGTGATGCGTTAACCGATTGTAAAGTATTGGGATCGTCTGAAAAAGACATCCATGGTCGAAAAGCAAAAAATCGAAATCCTTTTTGATAGTCTTCTAAAGCTATGACGCGTAGAGCTTTATTAACTAAGATTTCCATCATGTCTTCACCAGTGTTCCATTCTACGACTTCACATATTATCTCTTCGTTATTTGTTAATTTAAACTGCTTGATGTCTGTTTTCATAGTTCTACTTTATATGTTTTGTGATTAAATTTTTCTCTACCATAAATTCTAAGTCTTTCATCTGCATGTAGTATTCCATAATTTTTTCTTGACTTCCAACTTATATCATCAACAATATCGTAAAGAGTAGTATCGGTATTATCATCTGTCTTTCTTAGTCCTCTTCCTATGCTCTGCAAAACTCGTATCTGCGATTTTGATGGAGATGCAAAGACTATATTGTGAAGGTTCCTAATATTTATACCTGTACTGAACGTACCAAGCGATGCTACAGTAATAGAATCTTTTTGTTTTTCAACTATAGCTCTTATGGCTTCTCTATCCGTAGTGGCAGTTTCTCCAGATACAAAAAAAATCTTGCGGGAGTCTTCACCATGTTCTTTTATTAATTTATAAAGCGGCTTACCGTGTTTTTCGACGTAATTATATAGAACTAACGTGTTACCTTTTAAATCTAAAGTTAAGTTCTTGATGAACTTATTTCTCTTTTCGTATCCTACGATGTACTCGATTTCTTGTTGGTATGTTTTCTTTCCAAATTCTTTTCTAGTTTTTTCATTGTAAGTAAGCAAGATTCTACGTATTGAGAGCTTTGCGAGAGTATCATTGTCTTGTAGAGCTCGTGTGCTAGTAACTCGGTATATCTTTCCGAATAATCCTTGTAAAACCAGTTCATGCGTTAGAGCTCCATCTAAAGTTCCAGTAGTACCAAATCTGTATTCAGCTTCAGTACATTTATTCATTATTGTAGTCAAAGACTTAGATTTAAATCCATGGCACTCGTCTCCAAATACGGCTCCAAATCTTTCAAACCACTCTTTCTGAAATCTATATATAGACTGCCAAGTGCTAATTATGACTCTTTTAAATGTTTTTTTATCTTTACCTGAGTATATTCTATGGCAATGGTTTTTTACGTCGTATCCATAACTTTCAAAATCACTGTACATTTGTTCAACTAACGATGTAGTTGGTACTATTATCAATACATCTTTTTTATCGTCTGATGCTAGTAAGTATCGCATTAAAACATATATTATTAAAGACTTGCCAGAACCAGTAGGTGATAGTAATATAGCGTTCTTTCTTTGTATTCCTGTACATAAAGCGTCAAACTGGTAATCTCTTATTTCAAAAGGTAACTTTAGTGCCTCTACAAAT